CCGACGATCAGCGGAGATACGGCCGTCGATGATCCGCGCCAGCCCGTCGCCACCGATCTCGAGCTGACCCGTGATCGCCATGCCATCGAGCGACGGCGGCAGGACTACAACCGGAGCAGCCGTCGACGACGCGTACTGCGGGCGCGAGAATCCGCCGTCAGCGAAGCGGACGTACTGACCGCCGAACATGCTCGCCGTCAGCGACAGGATCCGCTCCGAGCGGGCACGCTTCGCCAGCGACAGGGGAATGTACGCCTCGCCGCCGGTCTCCGGCTCTGCCCACACCCGCCACGACCCCGCAGGCGCGATCTGCGCGACGTGATTCTCGACGCCGCCCGAACCGTAGTAGCGGACGACCCCGCCGTCCTTCTTGTCGAAGCCGTATGCGTCCTTCAGCGGGCCAACCGTGGAGAGCTGCACCTTCGGGACGATCTTCACGAACCATGGCTTGTTCGTGAAGTTGGCCAGGTCCCGCTCCGCCTGGTCCTTCTCGATCAGCATCTGCACTGTCTTGGCATCTGGGATCTGGAAGATCTTGTCGGCGAGCTCCTTCACCCGGTCTCGGTTGAACCCTGCCGCCACCGCGGAGTCGATGAACTTCTGACGCTGATCGGAGAGGGTCGCCGCGTACTTGTCGGCGGCGTCCTTCGCGCTCATCGTCTTCTGGTCGACCTCGTACTGCGCCTGCGCGGCAGCCTGCGCATCGCCCGCCAGCCCTGCGAGCATGGCCGCGTTCGCCGATCCCTTCGCGGTGTTCTCGTCGAGCGTGGTGCCGTTCTGCTTCACCTGCTCCTTCAGGTCGGCGAGCCCCTGGATCCACGTCGCATTCGCTTGCGTCGCCTTCTGATTCGCGTCGTTGCTGGCGTTCATCGCGCCGATCAGGCCCGTGAGCGCCTGCGTGACGCCGTTGACCCGATCAGCCTCAGCCTGATAGTCATCGGCCGCCGTACGCGCAGCCGTCGCCGCTCCATCGGTCGCCCACGTGCCCACACCGAGCGCGGCGTTCAGCAAGTCCTGCTGCCTGCCCGCCTTCCCCAGCTCGGGGCTCATATCTATGAGTGCGGCCCGGTACTTGTCCATCACTCCGAGAAGAGCGAGCTGCTGCGCCTCGGTGAGGTGCCCTGCGTCGCTGAGCTTCAGGAACTGCGTCTGCGCTGCCGGGAGATCCTTCTCGGCGAGCGTGCCGAGCACCCCGCCCATCCGGCGCGCGGCCTCGAGCGTTGACGCGCCGAAGATGCCCCCCTGCCGGCGCTTCGAGAAGTCGTCGAGGGTCTTTCCGAGCGAGTCGATCTGCTTCTGCGCGAGCGCGAACCCCGAGTCCGTTCCCGTCTGCTTGCTCAGCGCTGCCGAGATCGATGTCACGGCGTCCGGCGCGTGCTGGATGCGCTTCTGCATCTGCTCGGCCGACAGCCCGACATTGTCGAGCGCGGCGGACAGCAGGTTCGCCGCCTCGATCCCCGCGGCGATGCCGACGCCAGCGCCCGCCAGGAGCGCCGCGCTCTTTCCGACGAGCCCGACCAGCCGGGATGCGGTCGCGGACTCGACTCCCAGCTCGACCATCGCGATCTTCAGCGCCGCGACCTTCGGCACCGCGATCAGGCACAGACCACCTGCGATCGCCACGCCCGACCCAACGGCACCGACCCAGAAGACGGCCTGTTTCGCGGGCTCCGGGAGGTCGTTGAACCCGTTCAGTAGGCCGGTGATCCCCTGCGTGATCCCGCGGAGCGGTCCCTGCCCCGACTCCCCCACGCCGATGAGCGCGTTGTCCCACGCCGTCTTCAGCTTGGTCAGGTCGCCCTTGAGGTTGTCGAGACGGCGTGACGCGGTGTCCGCCGCGTAGCCGGTGTCGTTGACCTCGGACGTCCACTGCTGGATGCCCTTCGCCCCCTCGACGTAGAGGACGTTCGCGGCGCGGATCGCGTCCTGCCCGAAGATGATCGACAGGGCGGCGTTCCGCTGCTCCTGCGTGAGCCCCGAGAGCGAGTCCTGCAGCTGACCTGAGAGACCCGCCATCCCGACGAACTTCCCCGACGCGTCGTACGCGCGGATGCCGAGCTCGTCCATCTTCTTCGCGGCCTCGCCCGTCGGGTTCGCGAGGCGCAGCAGCATCGTGCGGAACGACGTACCCGCGTCGGACCCGAGGAGACCCTTCGACGCGAACGCCGCAAGCGAGCCGACCGTGTCATCGAGCGAGATTCCGAACTGCGCCGCGACAGTACCCGACTGGGAAAGTGCCTGCGACAGGTCGGAGACGTCACCCATCGCCTTGCCAGCGCCGGCCGCGAGCACGTCGGCGACGTGCGCCGCCTGGTCACCCTTCAGACCGAACTGGCCGAGCGTCGTCGACGCGACTCCCGCGGCCTGCGCGACGTCCATCTCACCGGCCGCGGCGAGATCGAGCGCGCCCTTCAGACCGCCGCCGACGATTGCCTTCGTCGAGAGGCCCGCCTTCGCGAGCTCCTCGATCGCACCGGCCGCCTCGGTCGCGGAGAACTTCGTGCCCTGCGACACGTCGAGCGCAGCCTGGCGCAGCTGCCGCATCTCGCCGACCCCGGCGTGCGTTGCAGCCTCGACGGCCGACATCGCCTGGTCGAACTCGGCCGCCTTGGCCACGGCGAGCGCGAAACCAGCGGCGACCAGGCCACCTGCGGCGAGCATTGCCCCGCCCGCGGCGTTGAACGCCTTCTTTTGCGCCTCGAGCCGTGCTGTCAGCTGTTCGGCCTCGGTGCGAGACTCTCGGGTCTTCTTCGCGACCTTGTCGAGTTCGTTGAGATACGAGTTCGCCTGGGCGACGATGCTGACCTTGACGACGCGATCGGCCATGTCGCTCCTCTCGTATCACAACGCTCGGATGCGTATTCTTGCGAGGTATGGATAAAGGCCTGCTCGCGCGGATTCTGCTGCTCGGCGGTTCCGGGGTGTTCATCGTCGGGATCGTCGCCGGGTTCACAGGCATCGCGATCAAGTGGCCCGACCTGTCAGCGATCGCGATCGTGAACCTCGCCGTCGGCGGGATCATGGCCGGCGTCGGCCTCGTCATGACCCTTGCGCAAGAGTTCCGACTGTCCAGAACAGCCCGTTGAGGTTCGCCTTCTCGCCAGCCGCCTCGCGGTAGACGGCCTCGGCATCCTTCGCGGCCTTCTCCGCCCAGTTCGTGAACGGCCCAGACGTCACATACCGGAGCGGATCGTCGTAGCGGTTCGGGTCCGCGCGGTCTGACGTCGCGTCCGGCAACCACTCTCCGTAGTGGCCGGTGTTCCGTTCCACCCGATCGAGCGCGATCACGAGATGACGGTCGAACTCGGGCCATCCCAGGAACACCGATGTCGGCACACCCAGGTGCGTAGCAGCCCGCACTGTCTCGCGGAGCGCTACGCTGCCCCGAAGCCTTTTACCAGCGCCTCGACGTGCTGCTCCGGCTCGTACTCGTTGAGCGTCCAGATCGCGTCGCGGATCGCCTCGACGTCGTGCCCGGAGAGGATCTTCAGCAGGCGATCCCACTGATCCGCGGTGATCTCGTGCTCGCCGTCGTCGTCGACGCGGACTCCGTTCGCGCGCGCCGCAAGCTCGGACACGGCGTCGTAGTCGTAGCCGTAGTGCCGGTCGATCGCCACGTCCACACGCATCGGGTTCGCGGAGGTGAGCAGCGCCCACGCGTTCCCCTCGAGCCGCGTGAAACGGATCTCGATGAGCGCCTTCCGCGCCTCCTCATCAAACGCCTCGAGGTCTACGAGCGCCGCACGAGTGCGGTGGTCGACGCGCTCAGGTTCGGCGCCCAGCCGGGTGTCCGACGACTCCTCACGAGAGTCCTCACGCTTCGCTCGCTCGAGCGCGTCCAGCAGCCGCGCGCGCTGCACTGCCACGGCCGGCTTCACGCATACGCGTACCAACCGTGTCGACTTCGGCGCCGCCTCGGCGTCGTCGAGAATCTCATCCAGGTCCATCATTCGCACCGTTTCCGCACCGTGAAGAGGACCGGGCCGGGGGTACGGCGCATGACCCCCGGCCCGAGCTTGATCAGGCCGCGAACACCGAGTTGACGATCGGGCCCGTGATCGAGACCTTCTGGAGGATCGCGAACTTCCCGTTCCCGTCGGCCACGGTCGGCATCTGCAGGCCCAGCGTCACCGGGATGACGCGGCCCTTCTGCGCTGCCGCCGCGACGACCGTGTTCGAGATGCCCCGGCGCTCCACGAAGAAGCCCGAGATCGTGATCGCCGGCGAGACCGGCTTCAGCACCACCGCCGCGGATCCCGCGGCCGACGAGTCAACGTACTTGATGCCGTCGCCGAACGTCTGGGTGATCTTCCCCAGCGACTCGAGCGACTGCATCAGCGTCAGCCGATCGTCCGGGTTCGACTCCTGCGAGCCGACCAGCGGCCAACCGTCCGGCAGGAACGAGTGAGTGATGCGGTAGGTCGTCGCCGCACCCAACTCGGTTGCCGCCTTCACAGCGGTCTGGTCAGCAATCGCTCCGCCCACGAACCAGACGACGAGGTTGCCCATCTGATCGACTGCGGGAGGGACGACATCTGCGACATCAGGCATGTCTGTCTCCTTTCTTCTCCCCGAAGACCGGGGTTCGGTTCACCCTCGGGGAGACCGAGGGAGCATGGTCCGGGCGCGCGCAGGTACACCTCGCCGCGTTGAACCGCGGGTCCTGGGTGCCCTTCACGTGGAGGCATGAGCCGTGTAGACGCGGCCCGGAAGAATTGGTCAGGCGCGCGACGAGCGCCAGACGAAGTCGAGGTCGACATACAACAGCGGCGGAGCGACAGCGTCGTCCCGCTCGATACCATCCGGGCCGGGATCCTTCGCGATCGCTCCGCACGAGCGGCCGGCGATTGTCAGGCGGTGGCCGACGAGCGCAGTCTTCACAGAGTCGGCCACGTCGCGCACCGCCGTGCGAGTCACCGCGACGACGCGGACGATGACGCGATACGTGCCGTCAGCGGCGTCGGCCGTCTCGGCCGCGAGTCTGTCGTCGTCTTGCCCGTCGAAGCCCATGTCGTGCTCGACCAGGTACGTCTTCCGCAGGGGCTGGCCGTTTTCCAGGGGCGCGTCGCCGTCGTACGTCAGCGATGCGAGCTCCGGGATGCGCGCCTTCAGCGCAGCGTCGAACGCAGCGAAGTGCGCGGTTCTCACAGCCCGAGTCCCTTCAGGGTCTGGTCAATCGCGATCTCAATCCCGCGCTCGAGGTCCGGCGCGATGACTTCCTCGGCCTTGACGTAGTTGCGCTGCGGGGCCCCGTTCACGCCACCTGGCGAGTCTTCGACGATGCCGAGCCCGGCGACGCCTCGCGAGCGGTTGAAGTTGGGGCCAAGCTCAGTCTCGAGGTCGTTCCCGACGGGGTCGTAGTCGATGCTCGCAGGGTACGAGCCCGAGTACTTATGCCCGGCGGCTGCTGCCTGCCATGCCCGCTTGCCTTTCAATGCCGAGATCCCGATCGCCTTCTTGATCAGCGGCAAGGCGGCTGCCGGCGCCGCGCTCAGGTCCACCTCGAGCTTGTGGAGCTCGTCGAAGCCGTCGGCCATGGTCCGCCTCAGCTCGTCTCGGTCACCGGGAACCGTCGCGCAGTCGCCTGCGAGTGCGCCGCGCTGATCCCGATCGTGTACTTGCGGCCCACCATGGCCGGGTCATCCGCGGACTTCGTGCACGTCGCGACGTTGTCCTTGCGGACGTCGCCCGACGTTCCAGTTGTGATGTTCGGGTGGGAGCCGATCGGCAGGCTCAGCACGTACTGCGACTCCATGAATTCCTGATCCGCGGCCGTCGTCGCGTGGTCCATGAGCGCGGTCGGCCGCAGCCGCCCGGGGCCGTCGTAGACCGTGACCACCGAACCCTCATACTGCTTCGTCGCGGGGTTCCACACCTGCGCTCCCGGGCGAGTGATCACCCACGTGTCCCGCATCCGGGACTCCGCCTGGGCGCGCAACTCCGGGAGCGCCGCAGCGATGTCGTCGCCGAGCATCACGCGCCCCCGAGCGTGTACCCGGCGGGCAGTAGGTCGATGCTGAACGCCCCATCAGGAGTGGAGAGGCCGAGATCGGTCCACCATTCGTCGAGGATCACCACACGACCCTTCCCGGACTTGTATGTCCGGGTGGACGCGCCGTCGTCGACGGAGACCGTCACCTGAGTCGCGTCATCGGGCCGCTTCACGTGGTCGGCGACGGCTTCGCGGACGACGTAGTCGATGTCTTCCTGGGCGAGCGTGGTGACGTTCAGCTTCGCGGCGCGCTTGTTGATCATGCGCAGCGCGTCGCCGATCCACATCTCCCACCGCTGGTACTGGGTTGAGCCGGAAGAGGGGGCGGCCTTGTCCGCCGCGATCGCGATCTCTGCTGGGGTGATCGTTGTCGTGAAGGTCATGCCTGCCCCCTCCCCTGGCTATTCGCCGTCTTCGGACGGATCGGCGTCCGCTTCGCCCTCGGGCTCGGCGTCGTCAACCTCGGCCGTCTGCTCGCCGGTGTCGATGTTCCGGCGGATGCGGACGACCTTCCCGTCCGGGCTGACCCGCTCGAACTCCTCGAACCGGTGCTCGATGTCGTCGCGCCGCGCGCCGACCTTGTCGGCCTCGGTGGCTGCGACGTTCGGGTCGGCCTGCTGATCGGCCTCGTCGACGTGGTCGGCCTGCTCCACCGTCAACGCGACCTGGGTCTCATCGACGGGCTTGGCCTGCGCGCGCGGGGCCATCAGCTGTTCAGCCATCCGGTCGAGCGCGCCGCGGCCTTGCCGGAGAACACGCCCATGCCGCAGAAGAACTCGATGCGGGTGCGGAATGCGGGCTTGACCTGCTGCTCGCCGAGGTCGCGGACGTCGACGCCGCCGTTCGTGAGGCCGGTGACGCCCTGCTCCGCCTCGTCCTGCCCGAACTTTACGGCGTAGATCGAGCCCGTGAACGAGCTCGTGCCCTTCGTCTCCGTGAGCGGGAGGATGTCGACGCCGGCGGCGGTCGTGCCGAGCTCGAGGACGGGGATCCCGTTCCACTGCAGCACGCGCTTGCCGGTCAGGTCCTCCTTCACGATCTCGGTTCCGCCCGCGCGGCGGCCCGCGGAACGGACCTTGCCGAGCAGCTTCGTCGGCACGTAGATCGCGCCGTTCGTGCTGTCCAGACCGGGAACCGAGGCGATCAGGTCGTCCATCGCCGCCCAGAACGCCTCGGTGTCGGCAGTGGTGCCGAACACCGGGGAGCCGTTCGCGCCGGGCGCAGTGAGTACCTGGCCGCCGATGAGGCGCTTCTTCAGGCCGTCGAACGCGTTCGCGTCCACGGCGGTGTCGCCGTTGATGAACGTGTCCTGGAACTTGTAGCTCGCGGCCTTGACCTTCATCGCCGTCTGCACGGCGCGCTGGTCGTTGAAGTTCGACCGGGTCTTCTGGATGAACGTGTCCACGTCGGCGTCGCCACCGAGGATGACCAGCGTCTCAGTCTTCGGGTTCACCGTGCCGGTGGACTCGGCGTACGTGCCGTTGACCGCGCGGAACTCGACGCCGGGGAGGGTGCCCTCCTCGTTGTACGCGAACGCGTTGCCCTCGACATCCATGAACGGGATGCGGTCGAGCAGCGGGGACGTCTGGATGAACGTCTCCAGCACGCCGCGCTGCAGCATGTTCTGAGACAGCTTCGCCGCCTCAACGAGTGTGAGTGCCATGTCTGGCTACTTCCCTTCTGAGATTGACTCGTACGCGGCTCGGAGCGTTCCGATGCCGGGACGAGTGGTTTCGGTCTTCCCCAGGTCGGGCTTTCCGCCCTCGTCGGGGATGAAGTACGTCTTCTTGTCCTGCTTGTCGGGCTCGGGCTTCTTGCCCTCGCCGCGGAACGCGACGAGTTCGTCCGCCGACTTCTCGAGCTCCTCGCGGGTGCTGCCGGTCAGCAGCGACGCGGGGACCTTCTTCTCGGTGGCGACGTCGGCGCGCAGCGCCTTCGCCTCGGCGTCGGCGGCGCGCTTCTCGGCGGCTTCCGCGCGAGCAGTGGCCTTCTCCGCCTCCGACTTGTCGGCGTCCTCGATCTCCTTCAGGCGCTGTGCAGCACCGTCGTTGACCTTGGCCTTCGCGGCGTTCTCCTTGGCGCGGGCCTCCCACTTACGGGATTCCGTCTTCCAGTCGGTCTTGTCGTCATCGGCGCCCTCCGCCGGCTTCTCGTCGCCGCCCTCCGCGCCCTCCACGGGCTCGATGTAGCGGAGCCAGGGGCGGTGGAAGGACGGGGCGAACAGTCGGCCCATCGTGTTCTTGCAGTCCCCGTGCGGGGTGTTCGTGGCCATGCGGCCCTCCAGTGGTGTTCTGAGCCCGTGCGGGCATGGTGAAGCCCACCGGAAGGCGGGCATGATCCGGCGTGCGCCGGAAGATCAGTGCGCGAACCCGTACAACTCGCGCATCACTCGCGTGAGGTTCTTGTTCTTCGTCGCGAGCTCTGGGTGCGCTGCAAAGAACTGCCGGGACTTCATCACCGCGTAGTCGGGGTGCGCTCGGCGAAGCTCCTCGAGGTGCCGGATCGCGCCGTACACGGCCGTCGAGTACTGGTCCATGACCTCGGACGCCGGCGCCGGCGCATCCGCCCAGGTCGGGACCTCGAGGCACTTGCAGCTGTTGTGCCAGTGGTGCGCGCGCACCGCCTGTGCGGACATCAGCGCGCAGAACGAGCACGCCCCCGCCCGCGCGTACCGCTGCACCCCTGTCGACAGGTGGTCCCGCTTCGCCGCGCCGAGGATCGTGTTCCGGTCGGCGTTCGCCACGTACTGCTGCGTCAACCCCGAGAGGCGGTTGATCGCCTCGGCCGGGCCGAGCTCGAACTCCTCCGGCCGGAACAGGGGCGCGAACGCCCACCCCAGCGCGCTCGCCAGCTGGTCACCGAGCGACGCCCCCACGAGGTCCGCGGTGAAGCCCGGCGTCGGCCGGCTCGTCTCGTAGAACAGCGCCCCCGACACCGCGGCGACCTCACCGTACTGCGCGATCACCGCCGGGGTGGCCGCGCGCAGCTGCGCGGCCACCCTCTCCGGCGACTCGTTCAGGATCGACGCCGCGAACGACGACAGATCGTTCTCCGCGAGGGTAGTGATGCCGTGGATCTGCGCCCGGTGGTCGTCAACCTCCGACAGCAGCACTCTGCGACCTCATCGCCGGGTCCGTGACGGCGCCCGCGGCGGCCGCGGCGACAGACTGCGCGAGACCAAGCGCCTGCGTGCGGCGCTTCTCCGCCTGGAACCGGGTGATCTGCTCGCGGGTGAGCCCGGCGTACTCCATGCCGACCTCAGACGACCCAAACCCGTCGATGCTGGTCGCGAGCTTCGAGAATGCGTCCGCACGCCCCGTCGGGGACACGATCGCGGGGTCCGTGAACTGCGCGGACAGCCCCCGCATCTCCTCCGGCACAGCATCCAGTCCGTCGCGGAGCATCACCGCGAGCTGCATGGCGCCGACCGCCCCGTGCCCCCACATCGTGTTGGCGTCGCGGGTCGTAGTGATCAGCGTCTCCTTGGCGGCGAAGATCGCGTCCGCGCTCGACGGGTTCGACTGGTCGGCGAACTTCACCTCGAGGTCCTGGTCGTCGGCGAACAGGTTCGACCACATCCGCAGCATCTCCGTGTGCGGCTGCGGGGTCGCTCCCTCGTACCGGTGGATGTCCGGCTTGTCGGCGGAGTCGTTCGAGTCGGTGTCCAGCGCCTTCACCCGGCCCATGACTGCCGACCACCGGTCATTGCCGACGAACTTCTCGACGTCCGCACCGAACAGCCAGTATTCAGGCACCGAGTAGAACTCGGCCGACACCTCGGCGCGCACGATCGTGCGCATCGCGGAGTCGACGTACCCCATCGACGCGCGGGTGATCCGCGAGTGCCCGAGCGGGCGGCCGAGCTCGTACTTGTGCACGAGCGGCTTCACGCTCACGATGCCGAGCGGGCTGCGCTGCACGTCGGCGCGCCAGCCCTGGTTCCACGCGCCGCCCTGACGGGTGAGCGTGATGACCTTCTCCGGCGTGTACATGACCATCTGCCGGATTTGGTGGAAGTGGTCAGCGTCGACGATCGACAGGAACCCCTTCACCGCCCGCCGGCGGCGATCCCAGATCGCGGCGGACGTGTCCGCGGCGCGAGCGAGGATGAGCTGCGCCCGCTCCCCCGACTGCACGTCGCCGTTGCTGACGGACAGGAACGAGCACCCGTGGACGGCCGACGACACTGACGCGGCGGGGAACTCGATCGCGAACTTGTTCGCCCACGCGATCGCCTCGACGCCGAACGGGTCCTGCGCCCCCGCCGGGGAGACGAACCCCTCGAACTTCGACCGGTCGGTGAGCGCGTGTACGCCCTTCGCGGTCCACCCGAGCGCAGCCGAGATGCTCCGCATCGCCGGCGGGAGGGAGATCCCGAAGTCCTTCAGGGCCGCTTCACCGTCGTAGTAGACGGTGCGCGTCATGTTGCGGGTGCGCTTCTTCCGCCACACCGCGAGCAGCTGGTCGAGCAGGTCGGCGTCCTGGTGGTCGAGGACAAGATCGGCCGTCACAGAATCACCCCACTCCCTCGTTCACGTACAGGTCGCCCCGTCCGGGCTCCGAACAGCGCGAAGCTGACCGCCTCAGCCGGCGTCTCGTCACCGCCCGGTGCCGCCCAGCCCCACGCCCCATCCCGCGAACGCTTCTCCTGGACGACGGCCTTCGCCGACACATCGAGCGCGACCTGGCCGGCATCCTTCGTGTGCGTGAGCGTCAATGGCGTGCCGGTCTTCTTCGCCTTCGCGGATGCTTTCACCTCTTCGAGCAGCAGACCGCACGCCTTGAAGTACTGCGCCGTCGAGACGACGGTGATGCGCCGCTTCGGCACCCGCCGCTTGATCAGCAGCATCTCGAGCACGCTCGCGCCGGCGCGGCCGCCGAGGACGATCCCCGACGCACGCCGCCACCGCGGCACCCCGTCGACCTCCTCGACGAACCAATCCGCGATGCCCGCGAGACTGTCCTCGTCGGGCACATGCATCACGTCGACGAGCTCCACGTGCGCCCGATCCCCGTCGATGAGGCATCCGCCGACCGCCACCCGCATGCCGTCGATCGAGAACGCGACGCCGAACGCGCGCGTCCCGGCCGTCGGCACGTCCTTCGGGCTGATCGCCACCATCGGCCACAGCTTCGACAGCGGCCCGCCGTCGGCGGCGTCCTCGTCCCAGATCCCAAGACCCTCACGTGCCCAGTCGGACGGATCCGTCAGGTTCTCCCGGAGGCGGAGGATCGACTCCCACGGTGTCCGCAGCGGGTAGGACGGGTTCGCCTTCGCGAGCGTCGCCCGGTCCTCGAGATCGTCGTCCTGGTCGGCGCCGACCTCGACGTACAGGGTGTCGTAGTCGACGACCTCGCCCGCCTCACGGCGCTTCTTCACGGCGAGCGCCTTCCTGCGGCGCGCCTTGAAGACCTCGGCGGCATCCTCCGGCTTCGGAGGTGTGCCCATGTAGATGATCAGCGGGTTCTTCACCGTGTTCGCCGCGGGGACCATGTCCGACAGGGCCTTCGCTTTGAGGATCTGCGCCTCGTCGAACACGACGATCGTCACGCCCGGGATGCCGCGGCCGAACCCGTGCTCGCGGGCGCCGAACATGATCCGCGATCCATTCCGGAACTTGATGCGCTGCTTGCCGTTGCCCTGCCGGACGCCGTTGTGCGCGATGTACGGCGCGATGCGCCGGCGCCGCGCGAGCGCCGACAGGGTCTCGAACGTCTCGTCCGACGTCGCGGAGTGGTGGGCCGTCCACAGCACCTTGATGCCGGGGAAGATGATGCACAGGGCGAAGATGATCGTCCCGATCGTGAACGTCTTCCCCACCTGACGGCAGATTGAGATCAGCACGCCGCCGATGCCGGCCGCGTACAGCCCGTTCGCCCGCTTCGCGAGGATCGCGCGCCCGAGGCTGCGCTGCCAGTCGTCGTGCGCGACGCCCATCTTCTGGCACTGCGCCGCGACCGCCGGGTACCCGGTCTTCACGATCCCGGACGGCGCGACGAGGTGCTTCGCGACGTCCGACAGCTTCCGGTCAGAGGTCGTCGGGGTCGAGGTCTTCGTCTGGGGCCGACGCGGCATCAGCAGCCTCCTCGGCTTCCCGAGCCGCGAGCTCGTCGAGTTCCCTCATCGTCTCGTTCAGCAGCCGGACGTTCGGCGGCAGATCACGGGCTGCCATCCCGCCGGCGATCTTCGCCGCGAGTTCGTCGCGCATCGCCTCGAGGTACGCCTTGCGGTTCCCGGACTTCACCGCCTCGATGAGCGTCAGCGGGGGCGGAGCGGCCTCCTTCATCCACCCCGAGAGGGTGTTCCGAGCGACGCCGAGCTCGCGCGCCACCTGCGCAAGTGATTGAGCAGCGCGCGCCTTCTCCACGGCATCCCGCTTGAACGCCTCCGAGTACGTCGGCTTCCCGCGGGATCTCGCGGAAACCGACTCACCCAGAGCCCGGATCTGAGCCTGCGAGCGAGCCATGCACATTGACCCCCTGCTCAGTGGAAAATCCTCGGGGAGAGACCGACCCTGACCCCGGGGCGTCCCGTGGGCGGGGTGGGGAGGGGGTGGTGCCCCGGTCCGGCTCGCCGCTGGTCACCAGATCGGTGATGCGTTGACGGTGATCTTCTCGCCCGTCGGCGTTCCGTGGAACTTCGCCCGCGCTTCGGCGAGCGTCATGTTCCCCTTGTACCTGTTGCAGGCTCGGTGCATGAGGTGGCAGTTGGACCGTTCGTAGGGTGAGCCGCCTCGAGAGCGTGGGATGTCCTCGTCGACCTCGGCGCTGCGATCGTGGGGCACGCAGCCTCGGCACGTCTTGTCCGTGCACCGGCGTGAGTGCTTGCCCCAGTCCATCGTGAGCGTCTTGTCGACCGGCTCGTCACAAAGGGCGCAGTCCGACTCTGTCGCCTTCACCCGTTTCACGAGTTCGCGGCGACGGTGACCGTTCTCGTTGTGCGTGTGGGTGACCATCAATCGACCCGCCGGGTGATGCCGGGGTCCTCGTCGTCCTCGCTCCACGCTGCGGGGTCGCAGTGTCCGACCCATTCGCGCCAGGTGAGACCGCGCGTGTGGCAGACGGGGCATTCGTGTCGGCGCGTTGCGACTCGAACGTCTCCGTCGCCGTGGCTGAGGGCGGCGCCGAGCCAGCCTCGCCAGCGCGCCCACACGACGATGACGGCGACGGCGCCGAGGGTGAAGCCTATTGCGAGGAATCTCATGGAGCCCTCCCCTGGCAGGGCGCGGCAGGGCGCAGTTTTCGCGTTCTCCGGTTGAGCGTTCCCTGCGCGCGTTTAACTGAGTCCCTTAGTTACTTATCAAAGAGATTGCGGAACTAGGGAGAAACTGCGCCCTACTGCGCCCTGCGCCTGTTCTTCGGCTCTATGACTGGGATCGTGGAGGGCGGGGTCGTATTTTCAACCGCGCCCTAACTGCGCCCTGTCGTCGAAACTGCGCCCTGCCTCGCGTTTACGGGAGGGCGGGGTTTAGGGCGGGGTTTGTGGGGCCGGCTGGGAGGAGCGTTGCTCGACTCCCGGCCGGTGGTGTTCTTCCCCCTGGCGACACCTTGCCGACTCTCAAGGTAAGGGCGGAAAGTACTCGCCCGTCAACTGGATGTGTCGGCGTGTCGCTCGGGTTCGGAGTGCAGGGCGCTGGCCCGGGCGGTGGCCATGGCGGCGGCGACGGCGTCGAGGTCGTCGTCGAAGAGGTCGGCGTACACGTCGAGCGTCATCGCGGCGGACGCGTGTCCGAGCATGCGCTGTACGGCTTTCACGTTGGCGCCGGCGCTGATCGCGAGGCTCGCGGCGGTGTGGCGAAGGTCGTGCGGGGTGATTGTCGGGAAGCTGGTGTCCGCCGCCTGGCAGCGCTTCACGGCGTACGCGAACCATCCCGAGCTCGCGTGCGGGTACGGCGTCGGTCCTACACCGTCCGAGAACACGAACCCGTCACGGCCCTTCCCCTCACACAGCTTCGCGAGCGGCTGCACGATGAACGGTGGGATCGGCACCTCTCGCGCGTGACCGGACTTCGGTGTGCCGATCTCGTAGACGCCTTTGACGAGCACGGCGTTCTCTTCGATGTTCATCCGCCGACGGAGCATGTCGAGGTGGCGGACGCGGAGCGCGGCGACTTCCCCCCACCGCAGCCCTGAGTAGGCGAGGAAGCGCATGACGGTCTCATGGCCTGGCGCCATTGCGGCGAGCTGCTCGACCTGGGCGTGTGTGAGGTACCGTTTCGGCTTTCGCTTCTTGGCGGGCAGCAGGATGCCGTCTGTCGGCAGGGTGGTGATGATTCCGTCTCGGCGGGCGATGAAGAGGATGCTGGAGAGGACGAACACTGCGCGCCGGACGGTCTGTGCGCCGCGGTCGACGCTGAGACGTGTGACCCAGTCTTCGACTTCGGATGGGCGGATGGATGCGACGCCGCGACTCCCCCACTTGGGTTCGACGTGGACGCGCCAGGACGTCTCCATCGTGTTCCGTGTGGATGGCTTGAGCTGGGCGAGCCGCCCGGACTGCCATTGCTCGGCAAAGGTGGTGACGGTCTGGCGGCCTTTGGATGGGTCGATGTACCCACCGCTGGCCTTGGAGACGGTGACGGAGGCGAGGAAGAGCTCGGCTTCCTTCTTGGTCTTGAAGCCGCGCTTGTCGGTCTGTTTCTTGTCGGGTTTCCGGTAGCGGACCCGGTACCGTTTGCCGTCTGCGGTCTGGTAGGCGGCGATGGAGCCGGCCATGTCAGGCCATCTCGATTCGAGCGGCCCACTGGCCGGCGCCCATTTTCGGGCGCACGTAGGTCGTGTCGCCGAGGCGCACCACGCAGTGCTTTCGGAAGGCTTCCACGACGCGCGTGGTGACGTTGAGCTCGTCGGCGAGGTAGTGCATGTCTGGGCTCACTCGTTCAAGCGTCGCGTAGCGATCGGCTGGGATGAGGAGCCGTGCGGCGAAGGCGTCCGCCTGACGCTCGTTGGCGGCGGTCGTGCAGTCGTGGCCGTAGTGTGCGTGGCCGATCTCGTGGGCGACTGCGCTTCGTCGTTCGGCCGCCGTGAGGCGGAGGTCGAAGTAGATTCTCGCGAGCGCTGGCACGTACATGGCCAACAGGTCGCCTGGCAGGACCGACCCGTGGATCTGGATGCCGTAGTGGGCGGCGATGGCGAATAGGTGAAGCATGGTTCACTCCGCGTGTGGTTCGTCGGCCTTCCGTGTCCCACGCAACGCTGCGTAGGGGAGCTCCTCCCCCGGGAACTCGCTGACCTCGAAGTCATCCTCATGGGTGGGTGCGACATTCACCGGACGAATCGGTGCCACGGGCGCCGACTGAGCGCCGCGAGCAACGAGCGTGATCGCGCTGTTCATGACCGGCTGCCGGTCGGCAGCCGGGATCTTCTCGACCAGCACGCCCATGACGGCGAGCCATTCCTGGGTCGCGGGTTCGAACTCGCTGTCGTCGAGTTGGACGCCGAGTGCACGGAAGACGACTTCGAGCTTGTCGGCTTGCGGGACGGTGGTGCCGTTCTCCCAGTTGTTGATCGTGGCGCGTGAGACGCCGGCCTCGTTCCCCAAGTCGTCCTGGGTCAGACCGCGTGCCTGGCGAAGCGATTTGATGCGCATGGCATGTGAGGCGCGCTCGTCGTATGTCAGAGATTCGAACCATGTTTTTGACATGGGTCAACGGTAGCGTCCGCAAGATTACGCGTCAATGATGTATCAGAGTTTGACTAGATGACTCAAACTACACGGATTACTTTGACACTGAAGCTTGCGTCAATGTCAAAGAGTCTCTACAGTCTTTGACATGCAAGCACAAGAGATCAGCACCGGAGCATCGCTCCGGCATCTGCGGAAGCTCGCGGGTCTCACCCTTGAAGAGACCGCAACCGCGGCCGACACCTCCATCGCCTACCTGAGCAAGGTGGAGACTGGGCGACTGGTCCCTTCGACCGCGTACGTCGCTCAGGTCACCGCCGCGCTCGCGGACAAGCTGGCGGCGGCCTGATGGGCGCCGTCACGCCGTTGAAGCCGCGCACCGAGCCTGTGTGGCTGTCGCCGCAGCAGGTGTGCGAGCGTGTCCCGGGTCTGACGAAGGTGCGCCTGCAGGACATGCGTGACCGCGGTGTCGGGCCGGCCTATCAGAAGCCGACCGTCCGGACGGTCATCTATCGCGCTGACGACATCGACGCCTGGGTCGCCTCGACCCGCGTCGGAACGACGGAGCAGTCGTGAACCGCCGGGACCGCTCCGTCGGCGGCGCCCTGGTGACGGCCGCGTTCCTGTTCTCAGTGCTCGTCGTGTGCGCGGGCCTCGTGATCGGCGAGTACCTCTGATGCGGCGGGTACGGATCCACTCGACGCTGACAGCCCGGCGTCCGATCTCGGCGCGCCGCGCGGTCGGCGCGGACGAGTCGACTCTCCCCGACGAGGGCCACGAGTCGTGGACACTCGCGATCGTCACCGGCGTCCTCGGCCTGCTTGTAGCCGTCGAGGTGGTCGTCGGGCTGGTGGTGCTCGCGTGATCGCCGTCGGCATCGACCCCAGCCTGACGTGCTCGGGTGTCGCGATCATCGACGGCAACGGCGCCGTGATCACCCGCAGGCACAAGACGGCGCCCGCCGGGAAGTCGCTGAAGGCGCGCCGCGGGCGGCTGCGCGACGCGGTCGCCGGGATCCTCAAGACCGTCCCCGCGCACGTCGACGTGTCGGTGATCGAGGTCCCCGCGTTCGGCCGCCAGTTCGGTGCACTCGGCGAGCGGGTCGCCCTGTACTGGTGGCTCGTCGACCAGCTGATGGCCCGCGGCCCTGTGGTCGAAGTGTCCCCCTCGCAGCGGGCGAAGCTCGCAACCGGGAACGGCGCGTCGAAGAAGCCCGAGGTCGTCGCGGCGATGCGTGACCGGTTCCCGAGCGTGTGGGTGCCGGACGACAACGTCGCCGACGCGCTCGCTCTGGCGCAGGCCGGCGCGCACTGGCTGTCCCCTGATTCCTTCCCCCTCACCCCTGCCCAGTCGGTCGCGTTCGCGCGCCTCGATTGGGCCTGACCGAAAGGCAAGGCACCACCATGGTCAAGCTGGCCACCACGCTCCCGAAGGAGTACGACGACAACGGCCTCGAATCGGGGACCCGGTTCCTGCTCGAGCGATACACGAGCCAGGAGTACACGCCCGCGATCGTGCTGCTCCGCACGAAGGACGTCCACAACACGGAGGACTTCGAACGGGTCCCGCGGGTCGAGATCATGCACGTCGAGCCCGCGTTCGACTCGGACGACGCCGACGCAGTCCGTTCACTCCTGGTCTCGCTGCACGACGCACGAGTCAGCCACGTCAAGCAACCCCTCGACCTCCCCGACACCGACGACACCGAGGTGCTCGTCGACGGGCCGCTCGAGCTCGAAGCCGGCGACGACGTGATCGACGCCGAGGTCGTCGAAGACGACGGTCCGCTGGCGCTCACCGGAAGCGAGGCGTGATCATGAGCGTCCCCGCGAACAACGTCACTCCCCTGCCGACCGCGAAGGCCGCGCCGACGCTCGCCGAGCTGCTCGAGCAGCGCGCCACACTGTGCGCCGACATCGAGTACATCGCCGACCAGGTCGAGCAGATCGACGCGCAGCTGATCGCCCGCCTCGACACGGTCGGCACGCACGACGTCGACGGCGTGAAGGTGCAGATCCGCGAGTACTCGCGCACCGACCTGAAGCGCCTCGCCGCCGACTACCCGGCGGAGCAGTTCCCCCAGCTGTACGAGCTCACGGTGAGCGCGGACGCGGTGAAGCGGGAGTTCGCGCCGACGGTACTGGACGGTTACAAGGTCACGGGCAAGCGGTCGGTGGTGATCCGCTGATGGCCGAGACCCTGACCTACAGCGGTGAGCTCACGATCACGAGGTGCTGGTGCGGCATCCGCGTCGGCATCCCCGCGGAGCTGTACCGGCAGATGCAGAACGACCACAAGCATGCCGCGTTCTGCCCGCTGGGACACGAGTTCGTCTACGGCAAGAACGACGCGGATCGCCTGCGTGAGCAGCTGGCGACGGCGAAGCGGCAGGCGGAGTTCGCGCGTGCGAGTCGTGACGCCGCGTGGGATCAGGCGCGCGCCGCTGAGCGCAGTGCTCGCGCGTACCGCGGGCACCTGACGCGGCTGCGCAACAAGATCGCGAACGGTGTGTGCCCGGTCGCGGGATGCCGACGCCACTTCGACAACGTGCAGGCTCACATCGCCGGCGAGCACCCGGCATGGGCGGCCGAGCACCCCGAGGCTCTCTGATGAGCGCGATCTACCTCGCATCCAGCTGGCGCAATGAGCACCAGCCCGACGTGCTCGACCGGCTGCGTGAGGCCGGGCACCTGGTCTACGACTTCCGCAACCCTGGCGACTCATGGGCCAAGCCTCGCTCCGGAGACGACAGCGGTGGGTTCCGCTGGTCCGACATCGACCAGCAGTGGGAGCGGTGGACGCCGTGGGCGTTCACGCAGGCACTCGACACTGACACCGCTGCTAGGGGTTTCGCGAACGACTGGGACGCCATGGAGCAGGCCGAAGTCGGCGTCCTGTTGCTCCCCTGCGGGCGGAGCGCGCACCTCGAAGCCGGGTACTTCACCGGCCGCCCAGAGAAGACGCTCCACATCCTCGCGCTCGAGCTTCCGGAGCCGGAGCTGATGTACCTGATGGCCGACGAGGTCCACCTCACGGTCGAATCCCTACTCGAGGGGCTGTGCCGACTGTGACCGACGTCGAGCAGCTGTACCGCGGCGTGATCGTCGCCGCGATCTCCGCGCACCCCCGGTCCCTGCAGAAGCGCATCGGGCCGTCGGAGATCGGCCGCCCCTGTGACCGGTGGATCCTGCACAAGCTCGCCGGTGACGGCGAGCCGGACCGCGGCCCGGCGTGGAAGCCCGCAATCGGCACCGCCGTGCACGGCCAGCTCGAGCAGTGGTTCGACGCCGCGAACGCCCCGGCCGTCGGCGGCGAGGTCACGAACTGGGAGTGGGTCACCGAGGCCGAGGTGTGCGTCGGGACGATCGGCACGCAGCGAATCACCGGACACTCCGACCTGTTCCACGTCCCGACAGGCACAGTGATCGACCACAAGGTGGTCGGGCCGAAGCAGCTCGCGAAGTACCGCCTGCACGGCCCGTCGGAGCAGTACAGGGTGCAGGCGCACCTGTACGCGGCGGGGTTCACCGCCGACGGCGGGTGGGGTGTCGCCCGGAATGTCGCGATCGCGTTCCTCCCGCGTGACGGGGAGCTCGACCAGGCCGTGTTCTGGTCGGAGCCCGCTGACCCGCACATCGCCGCGGCCGCGATGGCGCGCGCGAACCGCCTGTGGACGATGCTGCAGGTCGTCGGCCTGGACGCTGCGCTGGCTGCGTCACCGCTGTGCGACGACCAGTGGTGCACGTGGTGTCGGACGGAGCGGCGGGCCGCGGC